TCAGCGAGTGCAACACTGGTGTTCCCGCCACTGGTGCCCATTCTGGCCCGGTCGTTGCGCCACGCTTCTCAAGCGTAACCGAAAATCCGAATCGCCTGATCAGCCTTGTGGCGGTCGCACCCATGCGATCATAAAACGCGGTCATGTCAAAGTGTCGGATCCGGAGAAGATCCGACCGATACCATGATCGGAGGATGCTGCTTGCCCACCAGCATGACATGCACCGCAGCGCCTGCGTTAAGCAATACCAACTCCGCAGGAGTCGGGTGCCATGCTGTTGTCATCGTCGGCGTGAACTCACCGCCGACGGTGCATATCATGTGGTGATCCCTGACGGGAAGTCCGAGATATCCCTGACCCTTGCCGATCACACGTGTGGCGTCCTCAATTCGCGCGACCATCATTAGCTTATCTCCACGCCCAAGATGCTGCAGAACCAGGCTCAACTCGGTCAAGAAGCGGAGCCATAATACCGTCCAGAAAGCCGAACTTCTTTTCCAGCTTTGTGCCTCCGGAGTACGTAATGCTCTCGCTGATCGATCCGACCTTGACACTTGTGGATTGCACGAAACCTGCCACATCAGCATCGATGGATAGGCGTGCCGAAATAGCGCGACCAGCAAGTTCCGCATGCGCCTGCTTCAGCTCCGGAGGAAGCGCGGGGAGGAAGTATCCAGTACCATCCTGCGCGGCTGTTCGCGGCCACATCTTTCCTTGGACGTAGCCCTTGCGATCACCGCGATAGAACGCACCATACTCGGCATCGAGAAAGTCGGTTGCCTCGCGTGCTGCGCCTTCTTTGGCGTCTGTGGTCGAGGCTGCCCATGCTATTGCAAACAAGGTATGCCCCCGCTTGGCCCAGTACGCTGACAACTCGACTAAGCTGTTGTATGACTCAGCGCCTGCAACGCCAATGCCCGTTTCAACGATCAGTGCCATTAGCTGGTAACCTCCCGTTGCACAATAAAGCGACCTTCAAGGGCGCGGACCACTGCGCCGGCTGGGCTTACCAGCTCCAGATCGTACATGAAATGCACAACGAGTTCCACACGCTCAGCTGGTTCGAAAAAGATGAAGAACGTCAGGTCACCCGCCATCTTTGCGCTTTGCGCGGCAGTCATTGAAAGCGTAACGGTCCCATCAGCTGCCAGCGTAATAGAGCCACCGTCTGCGTCAGAACCCGACGAAAGGAAAGCCTCATACGATGACTGAAAGCCTGCTTTGATAGCCATCCGCGCGGAGTAGTTCGACACGTTAATGGCCGCGCCGTCGGGGTCTCTATGCACAAACGCAAAGCTCCATGTCGATCCCTGCGGGAGCTCGATATCCTGACGCGTAGTCATTACTTCTTCTCGCTGTCAGTCTTGGACGCCGCCTTGTTCTCGAGTGGAGGCAGCATCTTTTCCGCATGTGTGGGTTCAGGGACGGGCTTGTGGACAACCGGAGCTGGTGCCGTAGGTTCAGCGGCCGCCCTTGGCTCTCCGACAAAGCCTTCCTTGAACAGTCCAGGAACTTGACTATCGGGAATGTCGGGAGTATCACCGACCACCGCCGAAATCAAGTTATGCCCGTCGAGACTGTACTCGAACGCGCGAAGGATCAAACACTTCATTTTGAAATCTCCGAGTGCTGTGTTGGCGCGGAGGCACTATAGCGCGCCTCCGCGTAGGCTGCTTACTGAGGCGGGTTGGCGGTCGGGCGGTGATGCGGATTGCCCAGAATTGCAACACCGGCCAAAAAGATGTTGCCAGCAGCATTATTAGCGGGTGTCACCGTCACGCGGACGTAGCGCTTCGCGCCGATGTATCCGATCTTGCGGCATTCGTTGTCGTCGGCAAAGTCAAACCCAGCCAACGCCTCAGTGCCGATAAGGAACGTGTCGGCGACGGCCGCATTGTCGGAGAGGTTTGACGCATTGCCATCCTCGACCAGCACAACAAACGTCGCGTCCGCGTCAGTGTTCGTTCCGGTCATCAGAACCAGCGTGCAGGATTCGAATCCTCGCGTGTCGATGATTGCCGAAACAATCGCTGTGTTGTCCGTCCGAGCTGCAACTGGTACAATCAGCGGAACGGGGTGGAAGTCATTCATTTGGTCACGGGTTGCCATGACATATCCTCTCGGTTTTCAATTGGAAGACCGCGCCCATAATTAGGCGCGGTCTGCTATGTCATGTTAGGCGACTTGGCAGCGCAGCTTCTTCAGCGCATCCGGCAGAGTCACAGCGCCGCCCACACGCTTGCGCATGATGTAGCGAACCTTGCCCGCCGTAGCCTGCGTGTAGGGGTCGCGCAGCAGCTCCATAGCCAAGCGATCCACCCAAGTGTACGCACGGCGGAAGTCGCCGTAGACAATCGGGAATGTGCCAGCGCCTGCGTTTGGCATGTCGGGAAGCTCGACGTAGGGGTCTCCGTCGATGGTGTTCGGGCGGCCCTGCGCAATGCCAGGCATCCAGATGTAGTTCTTCTGGCTGTCCTTCAGTCGGCGAACTTGGCCCATGGTCGTGCGGTTCATACCAAACGTAGCGTTTGGCGAATAGAACGACTTCAGTGTGTACTTCATGGCAAGAATGCCGTCAGCTTGCCCATCGACATCCGCGATGGTCGTTGCGCTGCCGGAGTTGGTGGCTGCAACATTGCTGTTGGTCATGAAGCCTTCAGGCTGGCCGTTTCCGGTTCCGTTCACGAACGCGGTCCCTTCAGCAAGCGCAAATTGCTCTGCGCTTTCCGTACGAACTTCCTCTTCCATGTTGAAGACACTGTCTTCAAGCATCAGGTTCGTGATGTCGATCAAGGCGTAGAACTCGTGCGTGCTGATCTCTTGCACGCCGTATGTCAGGCCCTGCGTTTCTGCCTTGGTGCCCTGCTCTGCGACCCACTGCGCAGCGAATTGGCCGGTACGTTTCGCGATTGCAATCCCGCGAAGGCCAGTCTGGCGAACTCGCGCCAAGGTTCGAACAGGGCTCAGCTCGGTCGCGGTCTTGATGATTTCGCGGATCATCTCCAAGGGGGCAAGGTAGCCGCCCTCGGTGTTGGTGCCGATGTTCAGTGCCTTGTATTCGTTCAGCACGTCATCGATGGCCTTCTGTTGATCAGCAGCCAGACTCGGAGTGATGTAGCTGTTGCACACTGCGCGGATCCAGTTGTGGGAGCGAGCAGCCTTCGCTTCCGGCGTTTCAAGCACGCCAGGCGAACGCTTCAGCATCGTTTCGATCAGATCAAAACGCTTGTCGACCTCCAGCAGTGCCGCAGAGGCTTTTTCGGCCTGCGTCAGCTTGGCGTTGACCGACTCGTAGCTGTCGAGGAAGCACTCGATCTTCTTCAGCTGGTCTTCGGCCAGCGGATCAGCCTGCTTCCTTTCGACAGACTTCAGTCGCGCGTCATTGGCAGTCTTGAAAGCTTCAAAACCGCCCATGAACTTCGCCAGCGCATCTTTGGTGTCCAAGGGCGCAGTATTGCTGTCGTCCTTGCGCTCAAGATCTTTCGTCGTGTGCCGGGTCATGGCGTATCCCTTCAATGGATGATTGATTGGCTGACTATGCCGAAAATACCGCAGCTGCATCCCGCAGCATCTTGGCAAGTCCATCTTCTTCACTTCTTGACCCGGCATCCCGCTCGGACAGTAGTGCCTTGTAGCCTTTGGCGATGATCGCCTTGGCCTGTTGCGAAGAGTATCCAGCATCCCGCGTGAGATACCCTTCAAATTCGCGCTCGGTCGGCAGTGCCCCTGAATGCTTCACAAGGGTAACGCCTGCCATTTCGTTCATCGGAAAAGTGACAACCGACACTTCTTTCAGGCACACCTTTTTAAGGCGGCGCGTTCCGGTCAGCTTGTCGTACTCGTCGTCTTCAGTCCGGTATCCAATGGAAAGGCCGTCGATTGCCTTTTCCATCATCAACTCGTGAACCTCAGCGCCGCGTTGGATCTTTAGGAACAGTCGCCCCTTGACATAGAGTCCGCGCTGATCCTCACGAATTTCAGAAAACTTTCCGATAACCTCGCGCGAGTCGTGCTGGTACAGCATGCGCACACGCTCGGCTGGAATCGTCTTGAGGCTTTCCGCAAATGCACCAGGCATCAGGACGTCGCCGCCCTGATCAACGTTACCGAAGGTGGCTCCGTAGCCTTCGAACTCGCCGATCTCGGTGACTTCCTTTGTCTCGAGGTTGAACGACTGCACTGTGCCGTAATCGCCGCGAAACATGCCGCTGCTTTTGGTTTCATTAAACCGCATCGTCTGCTTCCTCTTCCACTATTTCGGTGTCATCCAGCCCATCGTCAAACGCTGCATTTGCAGCCGCCAAGATATCGGCTTCCGAAGTTCCTGCTGGCAATAGGCCAACGCTGAGCATGTATCTTGTCAGCGGCTGCATGCCAACGTCCGGCGCAGCTGCTACCAGCGCAGCAAGTACTGTGGCATCGACACCAAGCACAGCGTCTTTGCCTCGAGGCCCGTACTGCAGCGCCTCGCGAGCCTCTTCGCTGTCCAGCAGACCCTTCTCGAAAAGCTCGAGTGTGGACTTGCGCTTGCTTTCGCGCCGCGGTTCCAACGCGGAAACCGAATCTAGGTCGGGCGACAAAAACAAACCGTCGCCAAACTGTGGCGTGAGCCAATTGTTCAATTCTGAAGACACCAAGTCAATCGTTGGAATCACAGTGTCCTCGTAGAGCTCCAGTTTGGCCTCCGCGATGTTGTTGAACGTCGATGATCCCTTGACAATGAGTACGTGAGGGACACCCCAAGCGATGCAGATATCGCGAGCAGCATCGTCTTTCAGCAAATCGAAGTCCATGTCGACAGGAGTCATCCCCATCTGTATCCAGCTGACGTTGCCGCCGAGGACCATCGGCTTACCTGAATTGGATGGGCCTGAATGGTGCTCTCTCAGCCGCTTCTCGGCAGCCTGTATCACTTCCGGCGGCGCACTTTGCTCGCCGTCCATTCCACCCACCTTCACGGGCGGAAATACCAGCGCACCGGATGGACGCGCACCATTCTGCAACAGCGCAGTGTTGTGCGCAGCGGCTGCGTTGTGCCGGTCAACAGCGCGGGCAGCTGGGATAACGCGACTCATGCCATACCAGTCGTTCAGCGGGTTGAACTCCTTGATCTGCAGGACAGGCCCGCGTGCGGTAATCGGATCCACGGCGAAGCGAAGTGTCCGACCGTTGACCAAGTACTCGAATCCCTGTGGCGTTCCGTACGCACCAGGAACAACCATCATTCGATCAGGGCGGAGATTCCACAACTCGCGCGGGGGCTTGTTGTTTGGGCCAACGCTCTCGATGTAGCTGTTTCCAGACAGCAAGAGGTACGCGTAAACAGCCTCAAGAAAAGAAACGCCGGAAAGGCTGGGGTTCGGTCTCCGCAGCAGCGTCAGTATAGGATGCTCGAGTATCTCCTTGCCGCTGGAATCGTGCAGAAGCCACTTCACTGATGCCGCCGCGGTGGCGATCTTCTTTACGCAGCGAAACCCGACCGGGTTCATTAGGTACGTTTCGCGCGCCAGATTCTCGTACTTATGGTCAGTCCATACAGGACGGCCCACGTCATATGTCGAAATGAGACCGCCAACAGCTGACGACTTTTGCTCGGGCTGGCCGCGAAACCAAGTCAGCGGATTTAGGATACTCATGCTCAGCTATCCTCGCTGACGTACCATTCGAATGGCTTGTTACCCTTCATCAGCTGGCTGATCGCCCAAACGCACGCGTCCAGTCTGTCTGGGGATCCCTCTCCAACAAATCCAGTCAAAGTCATCTGCAGCATTTGAGACTCCAACTTTTCTAGGCCCGGTGCATGCACAACACGACCTTGTTCATAAAGCGCAGCTACAGGTTCAGCTCTTACTGCTTTGCCGAGCGATGCGTTTACCATGATTATTTTAACATTGCGGTCGGCTGTTCTAATCGTGGACTCGACCATCGCGCCGCCGAAGTTCTTTTCCGCGACAATGGCGGACGCCCCGTGCGCGTGGTAACGCTCCACTGCGCGGCGACTCCAGCCGGACGGGGATAGGTTGCACGTCGAGTCTTCAAGAACGGCAAACGTTCCGTCTGTCATTTCAGCAGCAACAATAATGCCGATGTCGTCTGATCCGCTTTCAGGATCACCGTCTGCCCCGCTGGGATCAACACCCACCACTATTCTGCGAATCTCGCTGCTTGGCGGTCGGTGGCTGTCCTCGATCATACTGTACGTCCACAGGGCACCCGGTATATCCTCAAGAAGTTCCGCGTTTATTTCTTGGCGTCCGAGTCTTGTCCCCGCGTACTTCTGCGTAATATTTTTCAGAAAAGGAGCAGCAAGGTTTGCTGCGTTATCATATGTGCTGCCTCGGGTTAAAACACTTCCGGGATCTTTCATCAGGTCCTTGATCAATGGCAAAGGCTTAGGCGTGGTTGTTA